CCCAACCAGCGTAATTCCAGCCCCTTGTGTAGGCGTCCAAGTCCCTTCTTCATAATCATCCAACGTATTAGCGTCTGAGGATGCAGATTGCGTGGCGGGGAAGGTGATGCCTGCGCCAGAGGTTGATGGGGTTGCGCCACCAACGGAGATTGTTGAGGATGTCTTAATGGTTCCGTTTGCGTTGATACTCATCCGCTCGGTATCGTTTGTATAAAATATCATTGGCCTACTGCCATAACCATACAAAGCAATATTTGCAGAGTTTCCACCGATTTGAAACGCATTGGCAGAATTTAAATCTATAAATTGAATCAGTCCGTTATTGCCATCCGACGAAGAATACATAATCAGACTTTTACCAGCAGCCGCAGTTCCTAGTGTAAGCCCCCCATTACCCACAGTAGAAGGCGAACTCGTCCCAATCCCTACGTTGCCGGAGGAGGTGATACGCATACGCTCGGAACCATCAGTCTGAACAGTAACGGTTCCGTTTGATCCTGTATCGCTAACCGTTACGTTAGAGTCACCAGCAGAGATTGATGCGCCGCCCGTTGTTGACAAGGTTGTCCCGCTAATCGACAGTCCGGTTCCAGCCTCCAAAAATGTAAACGCGCTTGCTGAATCATCCCAAAACAAAATGCGATCAGCGTTTGGGTCGGTTAGGTTTGCACCGGTTCCGCCCTGGTCAATAGGAACAACACCGCTGGACGTTAAAGCTTTGCTTGCGCTTGTAAAAACAGGCTTTGACGCTGTAAGCGATGACAGGATTGGCGCGTTAGTAAACGTTGTATTGCCTGACGCGCTTAATGTTGTAAACGATCCTGCACCAGCAACGGATTGACCAATTGATACGCCATTGATCGTTCCCGATCCGGTCATGTTTCCGCCAAGCGTTAGCGTCTTTCCGCTGCCAACGTTCATCGAAACGCTTGTGCCGGATGCCGAGAAGATGGCATCAATCGAGTCAAGGTTCGTATTTAGTTTGTTGCCCCATGTATCCGTTGACGCACCAACTTCAGGCTTCGTCAAACTCAAATTGGTGGTTGTTGTATCAGCCATGTTTCACCTCAGTAAGGGGACACTTGCGGTGTCCAAGATTTGCTTGGGGTTGTTTGTGTTGACCAGGATTGCGCCACTACGGTTTGTGGCGCCCATGTATCCGTTGGGTCGGTTTGATCGTCCCACGTTGCTGGCCCAACCACAATCGTTGACCAACTATCCGTTGGGCCTGGCACCGGTTCCCACTTCTCAATACCCGTGGCGCTAACGCTTGACGTTGCCGTAATCGTTACTGACGCCAACTGACGCACACCGCCTGACGCTTCAACCAGGCTTTGAGCCGTTATCGTAACGCTTGCAGCCGCAATTCTGTTGGCGCTTGCTGCAACCACCGCCAATGCGTCAATGGCTACGGCGCCTTCGTGAACTTCGCTACCCGATGCCACAACCGCTGACGCACCGGCGATTGCAACACTTCCGAAAACAACTTTTGACGCTGTTGGACTAACGCTTGACGTTGCGCTGATTGTTACCGCGCCAAGCGCAATCCGCTGCCCTGTTGGACTAACGCTTGATGTTGCATTAACCGCTACAGCGCCAAGTCCAATGCGCTGGCCTACTACTGCAACCGCGCTTTGCGCGGCAATCGCTACGGCGGCGTCTTTATAGGCCGTTAGCCCATAAATGTTCTTGCCATAGACGCCAGCGCCGTACCCGTACATCAGTCAAGGGTGATGTCAAAATCACCGGCATTGAATCGGAACACATCATTGGTTCCGATTGATTTGGATGCGCTCAATTGCCCAACGGCAAGCATATTGCCTGATGTTGACGCGTCATAAAGTGCGGTATGCGTTACCGTCCCCCACGAACCCGTGGCGGTTGGAAACTCAACGGCTGATGTATTGGTTGCGGCTGATCCCGATACCGTAAACGCCATGGATTGGCGAAGGTATCCGTTGCCCGACACTTCGTTGCTTGATCCTGACTCGCCAGGGTCAGCAGTGAAAAGGCCGACGTAAATGGTGGCCGGTGCCGAGTAAGCCGATCCGCCAAATACATGGCCGAGCACTTTGTTTTCGAGATAGTCGGAGAATGAATTAGCCATGGATTACCCCATTGGTTTGGCGCGAACGCGTGGCGTTGTTCCGCTGTAATTGGCGCGTTCTTGCTCAAGTTTCATGGCCTCAATGCCACGTTCATAAGCGGCATTCCAAACGGGAATGCGCGAGTCATCTTGCAGATAAGGCGCCGATTGCAGCAGTGCGCCGTACAAGTAAAGGTCAGGATGTTTGGTCAGCAACCAGTTCGTTGTATTGCTATCAGATAACGCGGCAATCTTGCCGTAATACGTCATTTGAACTTGCGTTGTATCCGTTCCCGGAGTTGGCACAACCTTGAACGTATCACCAACAATCGTGTAGTAACGCGGTGTGCCAGCCGCCGAAAAGTAACGCGTATAAAAGTCATCGCTTTGTTCATCGCTCAAAAACTCCAATTTGGTTGGCGTTGTCGTGAGCAAAACAAGATTTTCCATTTGCAGAAAATCGGATGGAAGTTGCGTGTATTCGCTATCAAGCGTGGCATTGGCCCGGACGATCATTTGACGCACGCGTACGGTTCGATTGAACTCGGCTTCCGCCAACGTGATGAAATCGGCGATGGCAGACGTTAAGTCCGACCGGTTCACCCAATCGGCAATCGACGTTTTAAGTTCCGAATAAGTGCCAAGCGCCATGATTAGGCAGCGTCCTTTTTGCGAAGTTCGGTTTTAAGGCCGACAGATGCTCGATAAGCATCCTCTTGCGGACGGATTGCCCAGGTGTGCTGATGCTTGTATTCCCAGGTTCCAATATGTCCAATGTGCTTGGACAGGTCATGATCAATATACAACGGAATCTCATTGTCGCGCAATAACTTGCAAAAGTATATGTCTTCGCCCATGTAGCCTTTAGCCGCCACATCCCATGGCGTAGCAAACCAAGGCATCTCGATAGCGCGAAACACGTTCGTGTCAATCATCATAACACCCGTTCCAACCGCGTCAACTTGCTCGACGCCCGTGTCGTGCTCACCTGTATATACAGGCACCTTGCGCTGTGTTTCTGGATCATAGTTCGCAGCCGTTGGCCCCACTGGCATTCGCCTGCGCGGGCAGTTGGCGGCAACCACTAACAAGTCACGGTCAAGCAATTGCTTGATGGTGTCTTGCGGGAAGCGCATATCGCTATCAATAAACAGCACCACGTCAGCGTTATTTTCCATGGCGGTCATCACCAATTCTGAACGCTGGCTTACAAGCAATGTTCCCTTGCTGATGTTCACATTAACCACGTCATGCGGATGATGCGCAACGTGGAAAGACACTGCATTGACAAGATCAAATGCAAAATCTGAATGCACTTCGTCCCTCGCAGGGACGCATACGCTAATCAATCGTTTGGTTTCCATCACACCCTTCCTGGTCGAGTCCTGAAAAATCGGTTATCGGGATCATTGAGCCACTTCTTAAAATCTTTTTCTGTGCGCGTGATGCCCTTGCTCACCAAGTCCATGTAGATGTTCATGGGGATGGATGCAACTCGTAAACCAAGACCTTCACCGTCCCACCTGGCGCGTTCGTCGATGGCGGCGAACTCTGCTTTGTTGGTTTCAACAATGGGCGTTGCATCTTGAATCGTTTCAATCACCGCTGTGTCTGTGGCCTCGTCGTAATGCCAAATGCGCGTTAGGCCAAGAAGTGGATCATGCTCGAAAAGTTTTGATTCCATGTAAAAACGGGAGCGTTTCCGCCCCCGTTCCTTGTTGCTAGTTAGGTCGAAAGATCAGCCGCCAAACCGTGTGCCTTCTCGTTGTAAATGGCAAGGCCATATTCAGCGAGGAGCAAGCGCTTTTCAGCATCACCCGTTGTCGCAAGCTCGACTTGCTGGAACGGACGAAGGAAATGCACGCCAGCGTAATCAGGTGACAAAACAAACGCGTCACGATCACGTTGGAAACGGTTAGGAACAATGTTGACTTGTCCAAAGTCACCAACATACACATCAGCCGCGCCAATGATCTGCGCTTGCTTGCCAGCAGGCACATCACGAAAGCGCGTTGCGATGCCGTTGAAGCCAGAAACAACTTGCTTGTTCTTGGCACCAACCATCACAATCGAAGGATCGCCGCCCTGCTCCCACACTTTCTGAAG